TAAAAAAAATAATATTAAAAGAGTACAAACTGCTGTAAGGGTAGATTTTGATAAAGGTTTAAGATTTGCTAAATGGTTAGGTTTAGAGAATGAGGGTTTAATGAAATACTATGGCTTTGATGGTTCACATCAATACAGATATGCGAGGATATTCTAATGGGTTGGACAGCAGCAGCGGTAGGTTTATCTGCCGTAACTTCTATAGCAGCAGGAAAACAAGCATCAGCAACAGGTAAGTATAACCAGGCTGTTCAAGAAAGAAATGCTACAGTTTCAGAACAAGAAGCTCAAAGACTTGAACAACAAAATGAATTTGATCTTGCTAGATTTGACCAACAATTTACACAATTACAAGGAGAAACTAAAACTGCAATATTATTTTCTGGTGCAGAATTATCAGGTTCTGGTTTAAGAATTATGAAATATAATGCTGAACAAGCTGAAATTGAAAAAGATATTTTAACTTATAATTCTAAAGTAGCACAATCACAAAAAATGGAAGAAGCAAACTTTGCAAGAATGTCTGGACAAATGGCAAAAATGCAAGCAAGATCAACAGCGATTGGTTATTATGCTCAAGCAGGTCAAAGTTTAATGTCTATGGGTAGTGGATTTTCAGGTACTAAACCAACTACTTATAATAAACCTAATATGTTAACAGTTTCAGGATAATAATATAATGCCAAAAATTCCAACATTCACAGCAAAAGGTAGACCTACAGCAGAAGTTGGTTCTATTAAATCTAATATAAAACTTGATCCAAGAAGTTCTATGGCAGCATCATTAATACCTATTACTCAAGCTGTTGCAGATTATACAATTAAAAAAAGAAATACTGAAGAAAAATTAGTTGCTGATAAAGTTCTTTTAGAAATACAATCTGAATCAGATAAAATTATTTACTCATTAAAAGATGATGTTGTTGAGGAAGATGCTATAAATAATTATAAACAAAATTTTAGTTCTATAGTAAATCAAAAAACATCAACTATTCAAAATAAAAGAATTAAAGAATTAATTGCAACTGGAGTTGATTTAGATAATTCAGAAAATATTTATAATATAAAAAAAAATTCTTTTATAGCTTTAGAAAAAGATAGTTTAACAAATGTTAATAATAAAATTACTTCTTTTATGAGTAAATATGCAACAACGGATGACCCAAGATTAAAATTTAAATATAAAGAAAATACTAAAAATACAATAAAATCTTATGCTGAAGATTTTAATTTACCTACAAATGTATTAGATCAAAAATTAAAAGCTGCTAATAGAGACTTTTTATTATCAGATATAAATCAATTTGCTGGTTTAGCTAATGGTGCTGAAGAAATTAAAAATTTAGATAACTCTTTAAAAGGAACTAATTTTTTAAATGATGGAGATTTTGGTGTTGGTGTTTTTAATGCTTATAATGCAAAAATATCTGAACTAACAATTAAAGGAGACCCTAATGCAGACTATGATAGAGCATTAGAACTATCTGATGAATTAGAAGAGTTTAAAAGATCAAATGGATATGAAGTAAGTACTGGAGAATTATCTATTAAAATAGATTCTTTAAAACAAAAAGTGCTAACTGAAAAAATACAACATGATGGTTTAATACAAAAGCAAGGAGATAATAAATTATTTTTTGGTTATTCAAATGATTTAAGAGATGCTTTAGTTAAAGATATTGCAGATCCTTATGCAGATCCTGAATTGCAAGATAGACTTGCTTCAGCAGAAATTGAATCAGAATACAATCAAACAATTAAAGATTATTTACGTATTAATCAAGACGCATCCTTAGATGAAAAAAAACAATTTTCTAGAACATTAATTTATTCTTTAAAAAATATTTATGATGATAGAAAAATTTCCAACTTAAATAAATCTATATTAGATCAAAACACATTTGATATTCAGGGAGAATACCAAAGAGTTTTAGGTGATCTTAACTTATATCAAGAAGAAAAATTAGATGAAAAAGTATTAGAACAATATAAAATTAGAGCAAAAATAAATGGATTTTTTATAAAAGATAAAAATGGAAAAATTGTTAAAGATGAAAATGGATCTACAGAAGGAGACTTTGAAGCTTTTATTAATGAATATATTCCAGTATTAGAATCTCAAATTTTAACAACTTCAACAAGAGAATAAAATGTCATCTGAATTTTCTCCAAAAATTTTAGAACTTCTTGGTCAAAACAATAAAGAAACTGTAAAAATAGAACCAGTTAATTCTGGTTTAATTAAATATCCAGATCAAAAAGATCCTGACTATTGGACTATTGCACAAGATATGGCTTTATCTGTACCTCAAGGAATGGTTAATGCAATAGAAGAACAAGGAGATTTTATTGATGAAAATATTGTATCTGCTGGTGGATTTGAAATAAAACCAGAAGCAGCATTATTACTTGCTTCTCCTTTGGCTGCAAAAAAATATATACAAGATTTAAAAGTATCATTTAAAGACTTTATTCCAAAGTATGTTTCTCCTTCAAAATGGAAATCAGAAGAATACTCTAAAAAAAGACAATTACCAATTTTTCATAAACCAGAAACTATGGCTGGAAATATGACAGAAGGAATGTCAAGATTTATTACTGGCTTTGCAGGACCTGCTAAATTTTTAAAAGGAGCTGGACTTACTGGAGGAGCAATTAAAACTTCATTAAGAGGGTTTGGTGCTGGTGCTGTAGCGGATCTTACTGTGTTTGATCCTAATGAAGGAAGACTATCAGATATGTTAATTGAATTTAACTCTCCTGTTTTAAATAATGCGGTTACTCAATATCTTGCATCAGATGAAAATGATACTGAAATGGAAGGTAGATTAAAAAATGTGTTTGAAGGAATGTTCTTAGGAGGTGGTATTGAAATAGCAGCAAGAGGATTAAAATATAGTTATGACGCTGTATTTTATGGAATAAAAGGTTTTAAAAAAATGAAAGCTACAAAAAATTTAGATGAACGAGCAAAAATTCAAAAAGAAGTTTCCAATGTTATAGATGATGTTCAAAAAGGAAAAAAAACAAAAAGAGTTAGAAAATTTGCTTTAGAAGGAGACAATGCAATTAACACCGAAGAAGCATTAAAAATTATAACCAAATCTAAAGAAGCAGCAAAAAGAGATTCTGAACTTTGGATTAAAAAAATATTAAATACAAAATCTTTTACTAGTGGTGAACAAGTATTAACAACTATTGATAATATAGTAGATAATGGATTAGATGATGCTACAAAAGAATTTTTAGAAAATGATGTTCTTTCTAATGAAACTGCATTAGAACTTGCAAAACTTGCAGGTAGAAATCAAAAAGAAGTATTAGAATCTATCATGAAAGAAAGTGTTAAAGACAAGGAAGCAACAGTTCGAATGCTTACCACTAAATCAGTTTTTCAACAATTAGGACTTGATTATCAAAAAGTATCTGGAAAATATTTAGATGACTTTGGAGAAGATATTGCTAAATGGTCTAAAAAATCAACAATAGATTTAGCAAGAAGACAAGAAGTAATTAATGAAGTTTTTATTAGTTTAAAAAATCAAATTAGAAATCCTGCTCGTACTACTCAAGCAGGAAGAATTAAAGTACCTGCGGCTGATGGTAAAATAATAGATATGAAAAAAATTGGAAATATCTTTAAAGATTATAGTGCCAATCCAGCAGTTATAGCAAAAAAAATAAAAGATATGAAACCAGAAGATATTATTAATGAATTAACTAAATCTAAATCTGCTAAAGCAATAGAGGTTTTTAACTCTTTATATATTAATTCTATTTTATCAGGAACACCAACTCTTATGGTAAACGCACTTGGTAATGCTTATGAAGCGTTTATAAAACCAATGGAAATGATGGTTGGAGGAGCTTTAATGAAAGATAAAAAAATAATTAATTATGGATTTTCTCATTATATGGGAATGGCTTTTAAATGGAAAGATACAATAACATCTATAAAATTAGCTTTAAAACAGGGTGATGCTGTTCTTGATCCCCTTGTTAGAACTCAAGATAATTTACAAATTATTAATGGAAAAGCTGTAAGACCAATTAGTGGTTCTAACTTAGGTGTTGGTGGAAAAGTTGGAGGAATGATAGATTTTACAGGTATAATAACAGAACTTCCTACTAGGTTATTATTAACTACAGATGAACTTTTTAAACAAGCAAATTATCGTGGAAGATTATATGCAGAAGCAGTAGATAATACTTTAGAACTTGGTTTTAAATTGGGATCAAAAGAAGCAAAAACAAATATAGAAAAAATATTTAAAGATGGTTTTGATAAAAATGGAAAAGCAAATGTTGAAGATAACATTATGGCAACCAGAGCATTAGAACACGCAAGAATAGGTAGTTTTACTAACCCTTTAGATGATGGAAGATTATTAAACATTGGTTTAGCTATAGAAAAAGCTTTAAAACAAGTACCTGCTTTAAGGTTTCTTGCTCCTTTTGTTAGAACTCCCACTCAACTTTGGAGAAATTTTGAACAGCGTGTTCCTATATTGGGAGCATTTACAAAACCCATGAAAGATATGTGGAACTCTGGAGATAGAAGAGCAAGAGCAGATGTTTTGGGAAGGCAATCATTTGGAATAGGAGCAACTATATATGCTTATAATTTAGCTACTCAAGATGTTACTGATAGTAAAGGAAATAAATATCGTAAAATAACTGGAGCTGGACCAGCAAATTATAATGTTAAAAAATTATGGATTCAAGCTGGATGGCAAGAATATTCAATAGCAGACAAAAATAAAGATGGAAGTGTAACTTACAAACAATATAATCGTAATGATCCTCGTTTTTATATTGTAGGAATTATGGCTGATATATTTGAAAATAAAGATAATATTAATGACGAAGATAAACAAAATATGGCTACAGTAGCAGTTGTTTCTGCAATGAAATCTGCTGGTAATAAAAGTTATCTTCGTGGTATTGCTGATGGTTTTGATTTAGCTGAAAATTTTGATGCAACAACTTTACCAAAATATGTTGGTAAACAACTTGCTAATGCAATTCCCTATACAGCATTAGTAGGTCAAGGTATTCCTGGAATTATAGAAGCAGATAAAGAAGTTTTAAAAGCAAGAACTTTTATTGATGAGATTATTAAAAAAACACCCTTTATTGATAAAACAAAATATCTTGAACCTGTAAGAGATTTATTATCAGGAGATCCTATAGAAAAAACTTCTAGTGGAGTTTACTTTAATCCAGCAGGAGTAATATCCCACATAACTCAAGGATCATTTTTAGTTGGAAGAAAATCAGATCTTAAAGAAGATAATCTAATTTTAGAACTTGGCGAACTTAAAATGACAGGAATTACAGAACCTCCAATAAAAAAATATAAAATAGTTAATTTAATTAATTATAAAATAAATAATCAATCAGCTCATAATTATTGGATTGAAAGAATAGGAAAAACTACTAGAAGAGGTCTTACTTTAAGGGAGCAGCTTGAAAAAACTTTTGATTCAATTAAGTATCAAAGAAGGCAACAAGGAAATGAAAATTTTGATGGTGGTAAAGAAATGACTATAAAAAAAATATTTCAAGCATATACAAAAGAAGCTGAAAAAGATATGTTAGAAAAATATCCAGAAGTTGCAGAAGCTTATAAAAATGCTCGAATAGAGAAATATGGCTTTAGAAAGACTACTTTTGATATAGATAAAAAACCAAAAGAATTGTTGCCTAGGAAGTAAAATGATTATATAGAGAGAGTAATATGACAGTATCAAGCACAACAGTAAAAAATTCATACTCAGGCAATGGTAGTAACGATACTTTTGTTTACGGATTCAAGATTTTTGCAGACACAGACTTAGAAGTAATTATTAGATCAGCTACA